GACAAATACTTAAAAGTGTGGTAAAATAGTTCTATGACATACTTAAATCTTGTAAACTCCGTTTTACGGAGACTGCGTGAAGATGAAGTTACTACAGTTGAAGAATCCGATTATTCTAAATTGATTAGTGACTTTGTTAATGACGCTAAACGTTTAGTTGAAGATGCATGGGACTGGACAGCATTACGTTCTACCTATACATTTAACACTGTTGCCGGTACTAACACATACTCATTGACTGATTTTACTATACGGTCTAAAGTATTGTCTGTACATAATGAAACTACTAATCGAGTTATTCTTCAAGAATCGTTAGCACGTATCCGTGAAAAGTATTTAGCTAATGATGGTGCTCAAGGTGGTATTGAATACTGGGCTATTGATGGTGTAGATTCTAACAATGATATGAAGCTCCGCTTTCACATGGTTCCTAATGCAGTTAACTCTATTAGTGTCTATGGTGTTAAGCGCACTGCTGATTTATCTTCAGATACAGATACAACTGCATTACCTACATTAGCTATCATTCAGTTTGCCTATGCCTTTGCACTACGTGAGCGTGGTGAAACTGGTGGTCAGTCAGCTTCAGAGCAAATTATCTTTGCACGTCAAGAACTGTCTAACCAAATTGCCTTGGACGCAGGGCATCATCCTGATGAGACTATCTGGAATAACTAATGGCTAAGACTCTTGAAAGTATTGCGATTCAGGCTCCGGGTTTCTTTGGTCTGAATACGCAAGACTCTCCTACATCATTGCCTGAACAGTTTGCATTGGTTGCTGATAACTGTGTCATTGACCAGTTTGGACGTATTGGTGCTCGTAAAGGTTGGTCTTATGAGACTACATCAGGTGCTGATGATATTGTAATGATTTCTGAGTTTGTTAAGTCTGATGGAACTACAGAAATTATTAGTGCATCTGCAACAAATATCTACAAAGGTACAACAACACTCACAAATATTACCCCTGCATCACATACGGTGTCAGATGGTTTATACGATCACGCTACTTTAAACGGAGTACATTACTTGTTCCGTGAAGGGTCTGATCCTATTTACTATAATGGGACAACCTGTGATGAAGTTAGCGCACACCCGGATTACTCCGGTACTGTACCTTCTGGCAATATTGTGCAGTCTGGATTTGGTAGACTCTGGGTTGCCAAAACGTCAACCAATAATACCACAGTGTACTGGAGTGACTTGCTTACAGGATTCAAGTGGGACACTGGTAGCTCTGGTAGCATAGATATTTCTAAGGTATGGCCTGATGGTGCTGATGAAATAACAGCACTGGCTGTTCATAACAATTTTTTAGTTATCTTTGGTAAGCGGCAAATTCTTGTTTATCAAGGAGCTAATGATCCTGCAACTATGCAGATTGTAGATACTGTTGTTGGTATTGGTTGTATTGCTAGAGACTCTATTCAAACAACAGGGACGGATTTATTATTTTTATCTGATTCTGGGTTAAGAAGTTTTGGTAGAACTATTCAAGAAAAATCTGTGCCTCTTACTGATATTAGTAAAAATATTAGAACAGAGTTGACTACTTATTTACAGTCTGAATCCGGTAATATTTTTTCTGTTTATTCTCCAGAAGAAGCATTCTATTTACTTCACTTACCTACCACTAATATCACCTACTGTTTTGACATGAGAGCACCACTTCAGGATGGTTCTCATCGAGCAACACAATGGGATACTATCGGACCTCAAGCCCTATGTAGAACTAGAGACGGTGATTTGTTGCTAGGTAAAACGTTAGGTATTGCAAAATACACGGGCTATAGTGATAATGGTACAGCATACCAGATGTCGTACTTCACTAACTACATTGACTTTGGTTCTCCATCAAATCTTAAGTTACTTAAAAATCTTAAGATCACAGTAATTGGTGGTAGTGCTACGGATGTAACTCTTAACTGGGGTTATGATTACTCCTATGCATATAAAAAGAAACGCTTTACATTATCTACTCAAGTATTAGCTGAGTACAACATTGCAGAATATAACATTGGTGAATTTAATGCCGGTGTCTTGGTAAACCGCCCAACAGTAAATGCTAGTGGTGGTGGTCAAGTAGTACAACTTGGTGTTGAAGCAGAAATTAATGGGTCTCAAGTATCTATTCAGAGACTAACAGCGCAAGCTATTATTGGAAGGACTATCTAATGTCAAACTATACTAAGACAACAAACTTTACTGTCAAGGATTCTTTGGCATCGGGCAACCCTGCCAAGATTATCAAAGGCGGTGAAATTGATGATGAGTTTGATGCAATTGCGACAGCAGTTGCTACTAAATCAGATTCAGCATCACCAACATTTACAGGTACGGTAACTGCACCGACTGTAACAGTGACAGGAACCCTCACTGCAGGGACTATTGATGGGGGAACTTACTAATGCCATTGTCCGATCAGTTGACAGGATTGCTTGGAGGAGCAGGTCAACTTGCTACAGCATACCTGCCATATGAAGCATCGCAGGATATTATTGATTATCTAAAGCAACAGGGGCCATCGTTTGCAGGTCAAGCAAAAGCAATTGGGCAAGAGGCGGCACAAGCGGCAGAGTTTCAACCGTTTGCTGTAACTACTGGCACAGGTACAACACAGGTTGGACCGGGTGGAGCAGTAACGCAACAGCTTGCAGAAACTCCACAGGCTATTCAACAAGGATTACTACAACAGGCTCTTGGTCAGATTGGTGGTGTAACTCCAACAGCGCAGGATCTCTTTAGCCAGATGCAGGCAATGCGTCAGCCTGAACTTGAGCGTCAACAACAAGCATTAGAGAATCGATTGTTTGCTCAGGGACGTGGCGATGTAACTACAGCGGCATACGGCGGTACACCTGAACAACTAGCTATGCAAAAAGCCATACAAGAACAGCAGTCTGCTGACTTATTATCTGCAATGACTACCGCACCCTCTTTAGCCGGTCAGAATATCCAGAACATTCAGGGACTCTTAAGTGCAGGATACCTACCACAAGCTCAGATGACAGCGGCTATGCAACCTGCAGTCAATCTTGCTAACATTGCTCAAGGAGCACAGCAGGGTATGTCAGAGGCATTGTATAAGGGTGGTATTGCAGGTCTTGAAACTCAAGCGGCGGCTGATACAGCAGTTGCAGGACTTGAACAGGCACGTGTACAATCATTGGCTGATGCACTGTCTGGATTGTTTGCAGGCGGTACTAAATACAACCCTGCTACTGGACAATTTGAAACACAAAAATCAGATTTTGAACGTGTACTTGGGTACTTCTAGGAGTTATCATGGCTGACAACAGTTTAATTAGGGATTTGCTCAAGACCCCAGAGCAACTACGTGCTGAACGCTTTGATCAACTCCGTGAGAGTGCAAGGGCTAGAGCACAATTAATGGGTGGTGGTCCTGCAACTACAGCACTGCCGGGTTTATTGACTGGTCTGGCTCAACAGTCTATGGTAGCACAGGCTCCAATGGCTGAACAGATGCGTCAGCGTGGTTTGTTAGGTTTATCTTCTATCGCCGGTGCTATCCCTTCAGGGACAACTAGACAAGATGGTATTGTAACTCCAATTGATACACGCAGTATGACTACAGGTACACCTAGAGAGTTAAGTACTTTTATTCCAGATGGTAGAAACCAAGAGTTATCACGTGAGTTAGCTGTCGCATCAATGACACCTGAAGAGCGTGTTCAAGCTCAGACACGTGGAATACTTCAAGCCGGTGGTACTAAGAAGCCTGAAGAGTTATTGAAGTTAGCAGAGCAACTACGTGCGGCAGGACGTTTTGATCTTGCAGAAACATTTGAAACACGTGCTAAAGGTCTAGCAGATGCGGCTAAAGATACAGCAAGACGTAAAGCAGTAGCAGAGCGTTTAGGTAATAGTACTGATCCAAGACTGCGTGAGTTAGCAGTGTTGGCATTAGATCCTGATCAAGATATTCTAGAGTTGCTTGAACAAGAGCGTCAAATTGTAGAAGGTGATAAAGCTAGAACAATTACTGAAGAGCTTGTTGCTGTCTATGATGGTATTGTTAAAGCTACTCCTAGTATCCAAAAACAAATTGAAGCACTTGCTAG